TGATCGCGGCCAGGTATTCGGGGCCGGTCGGTAGCGCAACGACGGCGCTCACTGCACTGCCCCCAAGTTCTCCTGAATCTTCGCCAAATTGTGGGTGATCCGTTTGATAGCCCGGATGTCCATGTAGTTCGGGCCGCTATCATCCAGGTTGTCAACTAACGTAATCAGCTCATCAATGATTGTCATGACCGAACCTCCAGAACCTTGTCTAGCGTGTAGCGGTCAGTCCATGAGTAGCCGCTCTCCACGGTCACGGACTTGGCATTGACTCGGACTACTTTGTGCCAGCCGGCATCGGTGCGGATCACGCGCGCCGCGGCAAGTTCATCGGCGCTAAAGGGGACAGGCGCGAATTTTAGCTTGTACGCGGCCTGGTTCGCCGCCTGAGTAGATTCCCATTCGGCCTTTGACTCGGCAAGCGCCTCATCAATGCTGCGTTCCGTGGCGGCTGCTCTCGCCCGGTACGCCGTTCTCGTGTCTCGCTTCATGGTGCTCATCTCCATTATTTTGGCCCCGCGCGCAAGGCGAGGCGATACTCAATTATACCCCGGATACTAAGTAATTTTAAGTACCTTGGTGAACATAAAAATGATGCCAGGTTCGCCGATACCACCATGCCGATGGTCAGGCCCGATCACATGCTCCCAATCATCGTCAACGAGCAGGCCGGCATCCACGAAACCATCAACACACGCCTTAGTCGTCGTGTTCAGGTTGTTCGGGTCGTAACGTCCGCGGCGGTTCTTCCACACCGACGCGACGATCCGAACCGGCTCATCAAACGGCTCCCAACCAGGCGGCACAGCACCCGCAGCAGCCTCACGCCACGCCTTGACACGATTGGCTTTCACCATCCTGTGCAGGCGCTGGTTACTATTCAGCCAATCGTCGGCTTTCGGGACGAAGAAGGAGAGAAGCGCTGTGCGGTCTTCTAGCGGCTCAGTTTGATCGCTACCCTCTCCCAGTGCCGGACTAAGTACATTTGAGTACCCAGGGTGGCAAGGAGGGGCTGTCGTCGGCATCATGCGGCCCTATCCCTGTCCGGGTTCTCAAGTTCTTCCAACAGTTCCCGCATCAGATCGCCGACGCTGATCATGACGCCATCCCATAGCGGAAGTCGGTCGGGCTCGGGGCCATGCTGTTCACGGACGCGAAGTGCGGGCGCCACGCAAGCCGGATCTTCCCAGTTTCGCCGTGACGGTTCTTCTCGATTATCAATTCGATCTCGCCTTCCATGTCGTCATCCCGGTGCAGGAGGATGATGTTGTCTGCGTGAGCTTCGATGCCCCCGGATTCGCGGAGGTCCGCCATCGTCGGGCGCGGGTCTGCACGTTGAACGGATCCGCGGTTGACCTGAGCCAAAGCCAGGACGTGCGTGTCAAACTCTTTCGCCAGGTGCTTGCAGTCCTCCGCAATCCTTGAGACTTGACGTTCGCGGGTGTCACGCTGGTCCGCCGGCGCGCAAAGCTGCAAGTAGTCGATGATCACCAGGGGCACCGGACCACGCCGCGCCCATGTGCGGACGGTCGCCCGGATCTGCGCCATCGTGATCCTTGAGGCTTCCTCGATGTAGACCGGCCATTCCGAGGCTTTCTCGGTGTGCTTGGCGATCTTGGACCAGTCCGCGTCATTGAGTGTGTGCGAGTTGATGCGGTGCAAGTCGATGCCCTCCGCCGCGGCCGCCATGCGCCCCACGACTTCGTGTTCTTTCATCTCGAGGGAGAAGAACCCTGCCCCGTACTTGGACGCTGCGACTGCCGCGCAACCAGCCACCAACGACTTGCCCACGGCTGGGCGGGCGCCGAGGATGGTCAGCTGTCCCGGGTGCCATCCGCCGTTGAACTTCTCGTCAAGCTCATACCAGCCGGTCGGGTAGGACTTCCCCCGCGGCGTGGACCAAAGGTTGATTGCGTCCTCGAGGGCGGCGGCGTAGGTGCGGACCTTCACGCCTGCTGCCTGGTTGGCTGCTTCGTCAAGGATTGCCCGGGCTTCGTCAAGGACTGATTCGGTCTGGTCCCATGCGGCCTTTTCGGAGAGCTGCCTGAGCCGTGAACCCGCCCCGTACAGCCGGCGGAGACGAGCCAGGCCCTGCACGATGGAAGCGTAGTGTTCCGCTGCTGATCCTACAGGCGCGTCAGCTACGCACTGGTGCAGGTATGCGGGGCCAATGCCGTTGATCGGGTTGGACACGAGGCGCTGACCCAACGAGAGCGGTGTGACGGGCCGACCAGCGCGGGCTTCCTCGAGGATCATGCCCCAGAGTTCTTCATGCTGTGGTGAGAAGAAGTCTTCGGAGTTGAGGTTGATGTCATCCAGCACGCGGCGTTCCATCATGGCCGCCCCGATGACCGCGCGTTCGGCGTCTACATCCTGCCTTGGTTCTGTCATGCCGTGTTACCCATCTTTCGTTTAGCTTCTTCGAGTCGTTCGGCCTGGTGTGCGGCGCGTTGTTCTTTCTTCCATGCGATCTCGCCGGCCACACCCAAGCCCTCGGGTGGTGTGCCTGGCGCCCACACGTCCCGCCCGAGGATCGCGTCAACGTTGATCCCGCCGTCCGGGGTTACGACGCCGGACTTGTTCTTGTCCCAGTCCTCAAGGGCTGCGAGGCGGAGCTGGTCGTACTTTTCGCGGAACGTTGGCATGGACAGGATGTTCTTCCGCCAGAACGTGTTGCCCTGTGACCAGCGGATCAGGTTGGCTGCCTTGTCAGGTTCGCGCCCGTCAAGGTCGATCATGCGGCGGGCCGAGTCCGTCCAGGTCTTCCCAACGTTCGGCCTCAAGGATCCGTTTGATTCGATGAGGTCTGCGAGGAGGGCGCAGATCGTTTTCACGTCTTCCCGGATTTCCACCGAAGAAGCTTTAGCTTCTTCTTTAGGGGTCGGGTCGGGTCGGGTCGGGTCGGGGTTACGAACGTTTTCCGAACTGTTCGGTACCGTTCGCCCGAACACATCCACTTCTTCCGCTTGTTCTAGGGGTTTTCGCTGTTTACGTCGGGCTCGCAAGTCCCTCATGCGTTCCCTACTCGCGGCCCGCTCGGCGTCTACGTCTTGCTTACTCGGCTGGTACTCGTGCCAGTTGTAGAAGACATAGCCGTCAGACGTACGCTGCCAAAGCCCAGAATCAACCAAAGCATCAGGCGCCGCAGGGGGTGCTCCGAAGACTCCGATCATGTAGTCCGGGACATTCCCGTCAGTCAATTGATCGGCAGCCCAGGATCCCGCGACGGTCCACAAACCAACAGCCGCGAACCGGGTTCGCTTCGGAATTTTCAGCAGCTTGCGGGATGAGTGGAAGCCGTCGTCAATCTTGAACCAGGCCACTACGCCACACTCCTTTCCTGCGACTTGATGCCATAGAGGGCCGTAATGATGTCTTTACGCCTAGCCCGGTACAGGAGCCTGGTGAGGGCGGCGTCGTTGGTTGTGCCAGCAGCCCGGTGGATGTCAGCGAGCCCGCGGTTGAGGGTCATCTGCCACTCAATTTCGGCGACTCGGTCTAGGGTGTTGTCGGCTCTTGGCATTTGCTCATCCTTTGGATCCGGTGTTGTTCCTTGCGGGCTATGTCAGCGGCCCGGCGATCCGCCTTGCGCTCCTCGGTGGCTTCACTCACGCCGCAACCTTCCGCTGCGCCCGGTAGTTGTTCATGTAGTCAGCTAGCGCGGTTTTGCAGGGCTCGCATGGCGGGACCTCGGATCGCTGATGGCGGGTGTAGCCGGCGTATGTGCCGCACTTGTCAGGGTTGAAGCCGTAGATCCGCGGCGGCAGATGCTTGCGGGCGTGGTAGCGGTCCCGGCAATAGGCTGCGAGTCCGTCTTTGCAGGGCCGGCACGCTTGCTGCCCGTGCTTCTGGTGCTGCCGGTAGCCTGCATAGGTCCCGCACTTGGCGGCTACGAACTCTGCTGGCGGTCGCCACGGCTTAGGGTCTTCTTCGACCTCGTGGTTTGCGCCCTTGTACTGGTATGCCATTACTCGCCCTTCCAGCATTTACGAAATTCGGGGTCCATGTGGTCGCAGGGGGAGTGTGGGCATGCGGCCCAGGTGGTGAGGGGGTGGTTCGTTGTGTGCCAGCGGACGAGGGCCCGCATGTTGTCGCCGACGGAGAGGTGGAACGGGCTCATTGCTGCTCCTGGGGTTTGGGGTGGTGGGCCCGCCGTGACGAGCCCACCACTCAAAGATACTCGCTTTGCCAAGTACATTTAAGTACCTGACGGGTTAAGAAAAAACGGGTCAGGTCAGAACGGGGGATCCGCGGGGCCGTTAGACCAGGTGGACGCTGCGGGCTGTGCCTGCTGTCCGCCCCACTGACCCTGCGCCGGCAGCTGCTGGCCCTGCTGCTGCGGTGCGTTCTTGGGCACGAGTCCGACAGAGTCCGCGACGACATCCAAGGATTCGCGCTTCTCGCCGTTGTGCTCGTACTCGCGGGTGCTCATGCGGCCGGAAAAGATGACCTTGCCCTTGCCTCCCTGGCCCGCGATGAGCTGATCCAGGGCCTCAGCAGCGCCGCCGAACAGGGTCACGTTGAACCAGGTTGTCCCGCCGTCAACCCACTGCCCCGACTGGTCCTTGATGCGGGCCGTCTCAGCGGCGGAGAAGGAGATGCGCGGCTTACCATCCTGACCGAACTTGATGCCGTGGTACTTGCCAATGTTTGCGGTGGTGGAGATGTTAGCCATGGTTATGCTGCCTTCTGTTCTGCGGTTGTGAGGGTGTACTTTTCGAGGTTCGCCATGTGGAGGCCCTGCCAGTGGATCTCAACTTCGGGATCCCCGGTGGAGACGATGACGACCGGGGCTGATTTGTAGCCGAGTTCCTTGACGGCTGCCAAGTCCTTCGGGTCCTGGGTGACGTCCTTCTCGGTGTACTCAACGCCCTTCTTCTTGAACCATCGCTTGATGGCTAGGCAGGGCTGGCACCCGGGGGACGTGTAGAGCGTGATAATGCGGGGTTTCATTCGTTCCTTCTATTGGATGGGTTCAAGCATTCGGGTCCAGTGCGTTGCACCGTATCGGCATTCGTAAAATCTCACACGCGCTTCACCACCCCGCGCCGCCCATATGCGGGCGTGCAACTCGCGGGCCGCGCTAAGGTCCGAACTTTGGACCTTGCCGCACGGGCACTTAGGACGCCGACTCATCGGGGGCGACCATTGCAGCGATGGTGTCGAGGTGGGCTTGGGGTTCGCCGGCAGCTTTCGCCGCGGTCCAGAGCGCCCGAAGCGTTGCCTTGTCACCGTTCGCGGATTCGGCTTCTGCCAGGAAGTCGCGGGCCGGGGCTGGTGCTGCCAGTGGGGTGACGGTGAAGTTCTTGCGCTTGCCCCGGGTGGCTGTGAGTGCCACGGTGAGCGGCTTTTCGATGTGGCTGAGGTGGCTGATTTCGATGCCGCCGACCTTGTCCCTGCCGAACGTGATTTCGGGGTTGCGGAACAGGGTGAGTCGGTGGCCGGCGTACGTGCTCGCTTCGGCACCCCACGCGCTGACCATGACCCTGCGCATGCTCTTGGACGGGCGGTATGCGCGGCCCGGGAACTCCACAAGGTGAACATCGACGGGCTGCTCCGGGGTGCCGGCGCGAACCTCGCTGATGGTAACGGTTACGGGGCCGCTAATGAGGTCGTCAGCGTTGAGCTGGTCGGACTTCGGGGCGATGCTTTGAGTCAAATCCATTGCTAGAACCTCATGTCTTCGTAGTGGTTGATGCGCTTGGTTGTTGGGCTGCCGAAAACGGCGGCTTGGTAGGTTTCGAGCATTTGCGCGGCGGTGTTCTCGAATGCCGCGACAGCTTCGGTGATCGCTTCATGCCACTTGGGATCAGGCAGTACGCGCTTGACGTAGAGGGGCATACCGCCGCAGTAGCTCACGTAGTCCAGCCAGTCACGCCCGGAGACGAGTAGCCCGCACTGGATTTGCGCCATGTTCTCGAGCGGCACCTCATCAGCCAGGATTGTTGCAAGGTGCTTCTTCTGCCGGCGCGACTTGATTTCGATCAAACCGTCATCACCCACAAGCCCATCGGGGGAGTAGCCGATCTTGAACCCGAAGTCGTCGCGGACCATGAACCCGACCTCAACAGCAGGGGCGTAATGGTCGCTGTACAGGTCCCGGGCGTAGGGCTCATCCAGTGTCCCGCGCTCCATGTCCGCGTTCATGTGGATGGGTTCGACGTGCCCGGTGATGCGTTCAGCCGCGAGTGTCATGGTCAGGGCACGTGAGTAGTCGTTCGTCGCCGGCTTGATCGTCTTCGGGGTGATGAGCTGCCCAACAACAGACGCCGTGACAATGCCGCACCGTGCAGCAAGCCACTCATCTGTGCCCTGCTCGAGGTCGTTGAACACTTGCAGGCTCATGGTCGGTTCGGTAATGGTGGCGGTCATTCTGTGTCCTCGAGGTCTAGGGGTGTGGTCATCGCGTCATCCTGGCGACATGGGCAGTTATCGGGGCATTCGGTGCGGCGGTCCTCGCTCACAAAACACCGCCCATGATGACGCCGACCAAATCCGGGGCATGGCGGTCGAGGTAGAGCAGTGCCAACCGTTCGGCTTCGGGGTCGCGGACGATGTCGTTGAGGACGTGTTGGTGTCGGAACGTTTTCGTCGCCGACATTGTCGAGTTGCGCGGATCCTGGTTCATCGGGCTTCCTCCAATTCGATGATGCGGTCAATGGCAAGGTTTGCCCCGGCTCGAAGGTCTGCGTAAAAGCGGGTGTTGAACAACTCCGCAGCCAGTTCGTCGCGGCGAGTGTTCAGCCTCCGCTCAAGAGTGGCCAGCTTTGAGTTCCATTCCTCGGCGGTCAGCCATGCGGCCACGTATTCGAGCGCGGTCTCTCGAATTCTGGCGACGTGCTGCACATCCCAAGTTCCCCAGTCGGATCCGCAATCAATATGGCGCTTTCCGTCAAGCTCAACGACCTTGCACTCTGGCAAGTCGGCCTTAGAGATGAGGATGGAATCTTCTTCGCTTTTCATTTGCTCTCCTCGGTGTATGCGTCGTGGTGGCTTTGGTCGGTGCAGTTCTGGTCCGGGTCGGAGTAGTAGACCCAGACGTTGCCCGTTAGTTCCTTGCGGGTGCGGCATGTAGTTAGATGCGCCATTACTTGCTCCTGGTGGGTTGTGTGATGAGACGGGCCGACTGAATACCAGTGGCGACGGTTGCGCAGAGAAGGAGGAGGATCATGCCATTACCTTGTCTTCTGCCCTTGTGAGGGGTTCGGCGGATTGGAGTAGTTCGGTGACGGTCGCGTTGATCTGTGCGTTGATGCGGTCGGTGAGTTCGGTCGTGTTGTCCACGGTGCCGGCGCGGTTCACGTTGAGGTCGGGGTGGGTTCCGCACTCGAGCGATTCCAACTCCTCAAAGTCGGTGATTAGCTGGTTCAGGTCGGCCCCGTTAATACGCACACCCAGCGCCGCGTTCATCGCCGCCTGAGTACGACGAGCCCGGGCGATCCAAGCCTTCGACGGTTCGTTCCATTCCGTCTCAGCGACGTGCTGCTGTGCGTACCAACGAACCAACCAGCGGGCGTGACTATCAGATACAGGGTTCACTTTGCTTCCTTCACTTCGTTGTGGGTGATTGCGTTCTCGCCGGTGATCATGCAAACCGCGGCGAGCGTTGCGGCCTGCGTAACCTCGCCCAGAAAATACCGGTTCAGTGCCGCGTTGATCGCCTCGATAGCCTCGAAATCGTTCACTTCTGGTTCCTCTTATTCGCTCGCGTGCCGATCCGTGGGGTTCGGCGGTCTGGTGCGGGGATTTGTGCGTTGAGGGCCTTGATGGCCTCGAGGTTTTCCTGGCTGAAACGAATCTCAGTCCCGAACCTGATGTGCGGCCATGACTGCTCTTTCTTCATCCGGTAAGCGGTGGAGCGGCTGATCTTGAAGAGTTCGGCCAGCTCGCCGATGGTGATCAGGGGTTCCATGACTAGGCCGCGAAGGCGAGTTCCTGGTCGGGGTACTTGATGGCGATTGGATCAACGTTCAGGTAGCGGGCGATTGCGTAGAGCATGTCGTTGTTCATGTGTTTGGCTCCTTGGCAGAGCTGGGAAATGTACGTCCTGTGCACACCTCGCCGGCCTGGGAGGACGATGTTTTTTGCCATGTCGTCGTGGGTGATTTTGCAGCGGATGAGGAAGCCTTCTTTGGTGACCTCTTCGCGGTACATGAGGGCCTTGAGGGTCTTTCCTACGCGGACATCTTCCGGGTCGTATGCGGTGTGAGTAGCCCGGGTACTCATCTGTACTTTGCTCATGGGTCAACCATGCAGTATCCAAAAGTATCTGTCAACACCAGACTTGAGTATCCAAAAGTATATAAGGTGAAATTCCGCGCCAGCACTGGGTATCAGAGGTACTGTTCGAACATAGATTCGAATGCCCTGTGACCAGCGGATACGCAGTTTTGCCCAGTACGATACTCAGGGTCGTGCTTGCTGATACTTGAAATCTTTTGCAAGTCTGTGGCCATCGCCGAACTAAGTACCGAAGCATCCCGGAATGAGCGCCGGAGAGTGTTTCTAGGTAGCGGTCCAGATCAAAGACAAGTACTTCAGGGTATTGCGCACCACATACATGGGGAGAAAGCTAATGAACATGAACAGCCTCGATGCAAACGAGATCCGTTCACACCGCCTGTCGCTGGGGATGAGCGTCCAGGAGCTGGCAGATAAATCAGGAGTCACTATGAGTGCAGTTGTTGAGTGGGAGAATGGGACGAAGGATGTCCCTCAGGGAAAGGTCGCCTCTGTGCGTAAGGCCTTGGATATGAACGGTGAGTCCGTGCCGGAGTTTGGGCATGGGGCGCTGTTGCGGCAGCTCGGCCGCTTGGCTAAGCAGCGTCGCGAGGAACTTGGCTTGGGGCGCCCGAGTTTCGCGAAGGAAGCCGGCATGGGGTCAGACAAAACCGTCACCCAGTTTGAGTTCGGTCGGGTTCTGCCCTCGGGTACGAATCAGCGCCGCATGGAGAAGGCCCTGGGGTGGCGGCTCGGTGTTATCGAAGACATGATGCGGATGGTTGATCGCAAGGCGTCCGAGATCACCATGGAGGAAGTGGACGCTGAGGACTCGCTTCACATCGCCGCTCAGGGTGGGATCAAGAGCGCGTCCCTGTTGACGAACGCTGAGCTGATCGAGGAACTTACCCGCCGGCTCTCTCAGGTCCCTTCACCGATGGAGGCCCGCGTGCGTGACATGTTTGGGCTAGCTGCCTCGAACAATGTTGAGCACCTGGAAGACGACGAGCACGAAACCGAGGACTGATCACGCAGGTTCCGCGCAGGTTCCGCGCATCTTCTATCACGGATCCCCGCGCATCTGGGATTGGTAAGTAACCTTGTGATTAACTTCATGTCACGGTTTCATTACCGGGGCCTACTCGTCAGTAAATGTCACAGGCGCAATCTACGCTTTGAGAAGTCGGTTTTGCAGGGAGCCGACACACTGGATCTAATGCTGGGGGTTTTACGGTTGTTCGTTTATAAGGTTCGGATGCCTGATGGTGTCGCAGCTCGTACCGATGGCGTTGACATTTGGATCGATGACCGGTTGAACGAGATTCAGGAGAAGTGCGCCATAGTCCACGAGACCGTGCATATCGAGCTGGGCCATTCGACTACTCAGGTTGAGGCGGTCGAGATGCAGGTCCGTTACGAGACCGCCCGCCGCCTCCTCCCGGATGAGAATCTGCGTGAGGACGGCCCGCGGTGTGAGGGTTCGACGCTCGCCCAGGTTGCCCGCAACCTGGGCGTCACGCGTCAGGTCCTCATGGATCGTGCGGCGACGTTGACGGATGCGCAGGCTGAGGCTGTGGGTTGTTTGACGTGCCGGCTGTGTCCGATTGTTGAAGCCCGCCACCCAGCCAAACAACTCACCCCCGCATGAGAGAGGCCCCGGATTCTGGGGCCTCTCTTTGGTTGGGCGGGCTGGTACTTGAAGGTACTGTGCAAGGTGGGTGCTTGCGGGTAGGCTTGGGGCATGAGTACACCATCAGAAGTCATCCGAAAGGCCCGCGAACACAACATCACCATGGCGGAGGCTAAGCGCCTCCTCAACGCCGTAGCGGCGGCGGAACAGAAGAAGGCCGCCAAGTGATCCCGGACGCTGTGGTGCCGCCACGTTGGCGGTATCACGCTGAAGGCGATTCCCCATACCACGTGTGGCCCGTCGCGGATGGCGTGGAGCACGAGACCGGCGACAGCGAGGGCGATTGCGTCTGCGGGCCAATGGTCGAACCAGTCGAAGGCCAAGAAGGCTATATCGGATGGCTCATCACCCACCACTCACTAGACGGCAGGGAACGGAACGAAATATGAACAACCCACTCAATCAGGAAGTGGCGGCACCAGTAACCAGTGACTTCCACTCGAAGCTTGCGGCCTATAACGTCGCGAAGGATGAGATGCACCGGGTCAAGGACATGAGGGACGGCATGCCGGTAGCCGAGTACCTGCCGCTCTTGTGGGCCGCGAAGGCCGCGCATCGCGCCGCACTTGCGACCATGTTAGTGGACTTCAAGCCGCGCAAAGCGTCCGAAAGTGAGATGGCATGATCCCGGACGCGGCGGTAGAGGCGGCACTGCATGCACTATTCCCTGATGCAAGCGAGGTGCGCGGATTTACCCGCGACGTTCAGGAGCCGATCATCCGAACCATCCTCGAAGCCGCGGCACCGCACATGCTGATGCAGGCGTGGGATGAGGGCATGGAAGCAACCGGGGACGTGCCCATGCCCGCCGACTATGCACTCAACCCCTACAGGAGCCAGGCGTGAGTGAGAAGTTGCGAAGTTTCCTGTGTCGGCTCGGCTTCCACCAGCGGCTAGAAACAACGTACCCGTGGGGCAGGGACTACTACTGCACCTACTGCGGACACAAGAGCTACACATAGCATCAGGGCCCTCTTCTTATATCCCCCCCGTTGACGGCGCAGAAAAGCCCCGCCGAGTAATTGACGGGGCTTTCTTGTTGCCTAGGACGCTCTGCGGTCCCGGTCGTTGTGTGTGAACAGCTCGAGCCGCTTCAGTCGGGCGGCTTCCCGGGCATCTTCTATATCCGTGAAGTAGCCAACGTGTCGGGTCTTGTTCTCATGCTTGATGGTGACCTGCCATTTCTGAACGTCCTTGCGCCAGGAGACTCCATGAGCCCCGGAAGTGTTGTTGGGGTTAGAGCCGGCGCGGTGCTCGTTGTTCTGCTTGGGGGTCACTACGCGGAGGTGATCTGGGTTGACGCACGACCGGTTGTGGCACATGTGGTCAATCTGCATTCCATCGGGGATCTCGCCGCCCGCTAGTTCGTAGGATAGTCGGTGGGCATAGATCGTTTTGCCCAGCAGGGAGATGGTCCCGTGGCCCTTGACTATGTGTCCGTGCCACTCCCAGCAGCCCGGGCCCTTCTCGACGTTTGACCAGAATCGGTGCACGAGCTTTTCGCGTGAACCCGCCCTGCCAATCGGCGTAATGTTGTGGCGTTCCCGCATTGCTTCGATGTGGTGGTTCCAGCACATCCCCCGCGCCTTCTTGTGGACCTCGTTGGTGCATTCTTCGATGGGGCATGTAGCATTGGTCATATCGACTCCTTGTCAGTCGGTCAAGCCCCGGATGGTTCCAGCCATCGCGGGGCCTTTCGTTGATACTCAATTGTACCGCGCCGATGCCGCCCTAAGGTGCTTGAAAGCACCCGTTGACCGCGGCAACTTTGGTCTTGACCGCGTCAAGATTTTTGACACTCACTGAGTACCGTTGAGTACCGTAGACACTCCAAAACCGGTTTGGCTACCCAAAAGTACCGTGTTCTAGGGGTTGTCTAAGTAGTTCGAATCTCCTTAGCTCCACAGATTTAGCCCCGTAAACACGGGGCTTTTTTCTTTGATGTTGACGCGATGGGGTTTCCTGTTGACACAAACGCTGTTAAACTTAGATTGATGGATACTTTTATGGGGGCCGAGGGCCGGATGGTCGCAGCAATGGTTGCGATCATGAACGAGCACCAACAGTCAGCACGCAACCAGCGGTGCTCGTGCGGCTGGCGCGGCGACGTAAGCAAGAGTGTGATCGACCCGAACAACATCTATCAGCAGCACCGCAAGCACCTCGCACAGATGCTCATAGCCGCCGGGTTCATCCGTGGCTAGCATTCACGAGCGCCCCCGCAAGGATGGGACTTCTTCTTACCGGCTCATGTGGCGGGAGAACGGGCGCCCGGAACACGAGACGTTCCACGACCTCAAAGAAGCCGAGATGTGGCAACGGCTGCTCGAGGCGAACGGCAACTCGCTAACCAAAGCCAAGGCCGTGTACGACTCCGGCAGGATTGAGGGGCCGACCGTGCAAGAGGCGATGACAGCCCATGTTGACCAGCTAGTCGGGACCACGCCGTACACGTTGAAGCGTTACCGTGATTCGATCCGGCTGCACTTCTCCGGGCCGCTGGGGCAGATGAAGGTGAAGGCTGTCACCTATGACAGCATCATCGACTGGATCAAGTGGATGCAGGCCCGCGATCTGTCACCTAAGACGATCAGCGACAAGCATGGGCTGTTGTCTGCGACGTTCGAGACGCAGGTTCGCCATGGGATGATCCCTAGGAACCCGTGTAAGGGTGTACGCCTGCCTAAGAAGGTCCGTGTGGGCGACGATGGGGACGACATTGATATGGACGACTACAAGGCCATACGTGAACGCATAGACCCGCACTTCCGCCCATTCCTAGACTTCCTCGTGGGCACGGGCTGCCGATTCAGTGAGGCGACGGCGCTAGTCGGCAAGGATTTCCAGTTGGATAGTCAGCCCCCGCTAGTGTTCATCACCAAGGCACACAAGCTCGGAGGCGAAGGAGAGGCCCGCTACATAGGCGAACCGAAGTCAGCCAAGAGCCGCCGGCGCGTGTCTCTCGCCCCGTCAACCGTCTACGCCGTCAGGCCGCTAGTGGAGCAAGCCCTGCGCGACAAGGGGCGCGTGTTCCGCATGAAGGAAGACGGCGAGTTCACCGCGCAAGCCTTCTACAACAAGGCATGGCAACCAGCCAGGAAGGCCGCTGGGCTGGGCGTCGGCGATGACAAGCACGTCGTGGTTCACTCGCTCAGACACCTGCATGCGGCGATCATGTTGCACGCAGGAATGAGCCTCTATGAGCTGTCCACTCGCATGGGGCACAATTCCATCCAGATCACCGCCGACCTCTACGCCAGCCTGGTTCCAGACGCTCACTTCCGCGGCGCCGAGCATGCAGCAATCGCACTTGGCGAGGTTCCGCCGGACGCCTTGAGCGCTTAAGTACCAGCCACACCAAGGGCGCGCTCGTGTTCAGCAACATGGGCAAACAGTTAGAAGCCTAGATTCACCACTTTCACCAGCACGCAAAAAAGCCCCCGCTCATCCGTGAAGATGGCGGGGGCTTTTGTTATGCGGCGTGGTCGCCGGGTGTTGGGTCTGCCGAGGTGAGGTAGCCGGCGGTGAAGACGAGGACGGTGGTAATCGCGCCCTGCACCTCGTTGGGGAGCTGGATCCCGGCGAGGGTGAGCAGCCAGGCGATGATGGTGGTTACTGCGGCGGCGAGTACCGCGGCGGTGACTTTCGGGTTGATGTTCATCTACTTACCTCCGAGGCGTGTGGCGAGTTCGTTGGCGACTTCAGTGGCGATGTCGCCGGGGATGATCGCGGCTATAGCATCAGCGACGGCGGCGGCATCCGTAGATCCGGGCTTGATCGCCTGGACGAGCTTCACAATGTAGCCGCCGTCATCCTTGTTCAGGGTCTTCCCGAGCGCGTCCATGACCGCCGCGAACTGCGCGTCACGGGTGTTGTTCATGTACGCGCCGTCAGCGACGTTGAGCACGTCAGAGTCTTTGATGCGTCCGTTGATCCGGTCGGCGGCGGCGAGCAGCCGTTTTTGTTCGGCATCGGTGAGTGCCATGAGGAAGTCTCCTTCGGTGATGGTGCCTTGTGCGGCGAGTCCGCCGTCTGTGAGTACGGGGTATCCGGCTACGTCCTCGGTCCAGCCAAGGTAGGTGAGTGTCATGTCGTAGCGGGCGTAGTAGTTCATGAGGTCGGACAGGTCCAGGTGCTCGTGCGGGACGGTGCCGAGGTCGGAGGTCGAGTAGACCTTGCCGTTCGGGGATCGGAGTGCGACGTGGCCTGCGGGCTCGTTGGCGAGCGAGAACCAGACCGGGTGCCAGACGCCCGGGGGAAAGTTGCGGTCCCGGTGCTTGCTCGAGGATGCTTCCCACGCGGCGGTCGCGGTCGGGTGACGTGCGGGGAGCCCGAACGCCTGACGCACATACTGCAAGCACCAGCCCGGCTGACACGGGATATGCGGGTTCGGGGTGACTAGCTGGGTGTAGCTCATGGCCGCTCCGTCTCGTGGGGTGAGTTTTCGAGCTTGGGCCAGGGGCGTAGCTCTTTGTCTGTGACGCCGTGCTCGGTGCAGTCGCGGCGTAGCTGTGATGCGTATTCTTCGATGCGGCGGCGGTTGCGTGCTTCGCATTCGGCCCGGTCGCGTTCCTTCTCAGCGTCAGCCCACGCCTCATTCCGCTGGTCTTTGAGGGACACGTTGCGGATCCGCTCACGGCCAGCCGCGCCGCTGAAATACTTCATCAACCCATTCACGAGGGCGAGGAGCGCGCCGGAGCCGCCCAACGTTCCGAGGACTGTCACGAGTAGTTGTGTTGAGTCCACGCGGGCCTACTTTTCTGGGTCGTAGGCGTAATGCCGTATTTTCACGAGGCGGGCGGCGAATGCCAGGATCGAGAAGATGACGAAG